ATAAGAGCGTTGTCGATGAGTGTTAAAACCATCAAATACTCACAGAGATTGGGGGATGTGCTTCGTTGCCTCCCCGCCGCCAAGTACCTAGCAGACCAAGGCCACGAGGTTTTCTTTGATTGCCTCGAGCAGTATCACGGAGTTTTTGATTTGGCTAGTTATGTGAAGGGTGGGAACAAGGGGGATGTTTTAGATTTGGAGATATGGCCGAACAGATACAACGACTTCATCAAAAGCAGAAAGAATTGGCACGACTTCGTTTATAGCCACCCAGAGATTAAGGAAGCAGACAAGACCAACATCATCCTAGACAAGCTAGACGACAAACCAGCCGAGGGACTCCCAGAGACTTACAACCTAGTTGCCCCATTTGGCATATCTCAAACATTCTACCGCAACCCGCTAACTCTAATCCAAGACGCAGTAAAAGAGCTTGGCAAAGAGAGCGTATTCGTTTTGTGTCCACCCGACATAAAGATTCAAGGGCTGAACACCTACACGGCACAATCAGTTGAACAAATGGTTAAGGCGATTAGGGGGGCAGATCAGTTCTTGGCAGTTAATTCCAGCCCTATCATCATCGCCTCTGCTGTAAGAAGAGGCAAGGAAAGCAGGTTTTGGGGGGAGAAAAACGAGTCAGAAGTGCAGAATGTTTTTCAATTTGAGGGGCTAGTAAGAGTGGATTGACATAAGAGGTGGTTTTATGGCTGGCAGTATCCCCACCTCCTACTTCGCTACCGACCTCTCTTATATGATTGAGGACTTATATCAATCTGTAACTGGTTTGGGTTCGTCCTCTGTTTCTGCCTCTGTCACAGACCTAACCACAGCAAGCGAGTTGGAGATAGGCGGTGAGGTGTTCCGGGTGACCCAAAGCCTAGTTGTTTTGGCTTCTGGAATCTCTGCCCCAGTTATCGGCTCGCTATGCACAGTTAGCGGGGTGGAGCGTATGATCGGAGGATTTTCGCAAAGCACAGATGGCCTTTCCTTTACCATCGAACTTGCGGAGATTACGACCTAATGGCCTCGATAGAGAGGGAGGTTGAGAACGCCCTCCTTAATGTTGTTTCTGGTATTGGTGGCGTGAACTTCTTTACGAGTGAAAGAGGCACGGCTAGGACGATGCCGAGCGTAACAGTTCAAGCCCAGATTGGTTCAGAGGAGCTTATCCCCTTTTCTGGTGTGTTCAAAACCCCCGCCACAATCACCTATGTGGCTAGAGCAGATACAACCGCAAGAGCAGATTTCGATGCCAAGTTTTACGACATCCTAGAGCAACTGTATCGTGACCCAGACTTGGCAAGCTACCTTACAACCAACTCAAACATTACTTTCTATGTGGCAAAGGTGACTGGGGATACCCCCGCTGTGATAAGCCAAAACCGCACTTGGTCAAGGGCGATGACTTTAGACATCACAGCAACTGCAAAGAAATGAACAACAGCGTTCAAATCAATGTTGAGGATGCGTTAGACAACATTCTGGCTAATGTCTCTGGCCTCAATGTCTATAAGACTAATAGGGTGGGGGCAAAGCTATTCCCCTTCGCCACAATCTCTGCATCGGTAGGGGGGCAGTTGCTTGGGAATTATACCGGGGTTTATGAGGTGGCTGTTACAATCGACTACTCCGACACGGCGGCCAAGATTAGCCAAGAAGCTTTTGACGCTGAATACTGCTCAATCTTTGAGGCTTTTTATTCAGAAACCCCTCCACTATTTACCAAGATTCAGAATAACATTTTAGATACAAAGGTTTATACGGCTCGAATTACTGGGCAAACCCCAACGATTAGAACTGCTAAAAGGGCTTGGCAGAGGGGATTGAAGATGAGCCTTATTTGCACCCCATCAGAACTAGACGATGGCTTGCGGTATTTGAACTTCTATCAAAAGCAAAACTCAATGTATGTTGCGGTAATTTAACAAGGGATAAGGCTATATGGCACTTTCAATTTTAGACGGCAACCAATCAGCAACTACGCTCTCAACCATTCTCTCTAGTGGGCAACACATCACCGCCCACACGGTTGTTAGCCTTGGGACACAAGCAATTACAGATATAGTCAATGCAACTTCGGCTAATCTAACCAACACTCAACTGCGAGCAAGCGCGGTGACGATTGGGGGGACGGTAACCGTGGCAAACAGTCTAACGGTTAGCGACATCACTAATGCAGTTGTATTTGGTATAAGTGATTATATCTTTGCTAGCGATAGTTTCCCAATCTCTGGCACGGTCACGGCTAACCCAACTGGAACACAGACGATTGCTGGTACGGTAACCATAGGAGCAAGCACGGCACAGATTGGAAGCGTAACAGCTTCTATCTCTGGGACAGTTCCGGTAAGCGGTACATTTTTTCAGGCCACTCAACCAGTATCACTAACTACGCTTCCAGCATTAGTCGCAGGGACGGCTCAGATTGGTTCTGTCACTGTTGGGAATACAGTTACTATTGCTGGCACAGTTACTGCTAACCTAACTGGAACTCAAACGATTGCTGGCTCTGTAACACTAGGAGCAGGAACATCTCAAATTGGTTCAGTAACAGCCTTTATTTCTAACAGCGTAGTCACATTCTACCCAATGCAGGGAACTGCAGTATCTAACACTAATTTTACCAGCACTACAGCCTCTACCACTCTCGTCTCGGCAGTAGCTGGAAGGGAGGTACTAACCGTGTTTAATGAGGGGGCGGGCAATCTTCACATCTCGCCCGGAGCGACCTGCACTACTATCAGCTACCAAGTTCGCCTATCGACTGGCGATTATTGGGAATGCCCAGCTGGTCAACTTTCGCTTGCCCATACGGCAGTATTCGCCACGGCTGGTACGGCTAGAGTTACCGAAGTTAGTTAGGAGCTAGGCGATGCCTTTGTTTTCGGCGGTCGCACCCTTGCCAGTTAATCGGATTACAAACAGATTATTCGATCCAGACGCAAGAGACTATATTTTGCGAGTTGAGGCAGCGGATGGTGAGAGGCTTGAATCGCAAGTCCGTGGAGCTATTAATGCATTTGTCGTTGGATGCAAGGTCGATGGGATTTGGACAGCGATCAAGGCATCTTGCATTATGGCTGGGGCTAGGACATTGAGCGGGGCATTGATTCCGTTATCTGGAACTGCTCCAACAAATAATAATTTTGTTAGTAGTGATTATAATAGAAAAACTGGGTTGCTTGGAAATGGAACAACTAAAAGCTTAAATGCAAATAGAAACAATACTGCTGATCCGCAAGATAATAAACATATTTCTGCTTATTGCACGACTGGAAATACAAGAGATGCGGCAAGGGTTCTAATCTCAACTAACCTTGGAACTAATATTGGTGCTTGTGTTATTAATACAACAGCAACTGTTTTTAATGGAAGAATAAGCTACTCAAGCAATCCTGCTGCAGTTACTGTGTCTGGCGTAATCAATGGACTCCAAGGAGCAAGTAGGAATAATTCCTCTACTGTTGATTATTATTTTAATAATTCTGGCGGTTCGATCGCGAGCATATCGTCAGCACAAAACTCATCAAATACATTTATATTCTCAACGCCAGTACCCGCAAATTATTCTAATGCAAGAATTTCATTCTATTCGATAGGAACAAGCATCGATCTCGCTCTTTTAGATGTTAGAATTACTGCCCTAATGAACACGCTTGCGAGCGTTATAGCATAATGCCAATTCTCCTCATCGCTCTATTGCTCTGCTCCTGCTCGCCCAAGCCAGTAGATCATAACAACGCTCTGCCACGCTACTCTGATCTACCAGACTATGGGGAGATGGGGGCGGCCTCTGATGCAGGAAAGGCGAAATGAATGAGTGCCACGGAAGATCAAGAGACTCCAAGCTGGCGGGACTTTATGGCAAGCCTCAAGTTCTTGGAGGCCGAGGGCTACATAGAGATATTTTACAACGACAAGGGCGAGAGAATGGTTAGGATTGCCCCCGGTGCGGAGCGAGCCACGCTATGAGTGCAGACCAAGTTGCAGACTTGAGGGAGCGTTTGGCAAGAATCGAAGAAAGGCAAGTCAATCTGATTGCGGTTTTAGAGCGTCACACTAGCGAAATAGCCGAATGGACTGGGAGGATGAACGGCAAGGTGGACACCCTAGAAAGGGATGCCCACACCATCAAAACAAAGCTCTGGCTAGTTGCCCTAGTTTCGGGGGCGGTATTCTCTACAATCTGGGAACTAATAAAGGTGCGTGTGTTCCCGCGATAATTTGACACAAGCGAAGGAGATTATGCAAAACACACTTTCTAACGAGGTTTCAATCTAATGCCCGCCGTCAGTATTGGCGTGGCTGGGTTGTCGTTCGGCTTAACCGCAGAGGCTGGCATTGGCTTGGTTCAGAGCTTCTCCGAGGCTCGTAACGTAGAGAAAAATGAGGTGAGATCGAACTCCGGGGATATAGTTGCCATCGGATACTATAACGCCACTACCTCCTACTCCCTCTCGGTTGCCATTACTGGTGCTTACAATGTGACCGCAGGGGCGGCTCTTGCGGCCTTGGCGAATGCAACCACCCTCGGAACAACTCGCATCGATTCCATTACGCTGAACAAGTCTAACGATGCGTTTGTGACCCTCGACATCTCGGCTACTGGCTATCCGAATGTAAGTTAATAGAGGTTCTAAACCTCTTAATGAAATCCTAAACTTATGACCGAAGCCTACTGGGGAACGACTAACATAAAAGTGGCGAGTGCCGTTGCTTCCTTTGGTGCAAAGCCTCGCTCGCTCGACCCAGTAACAAGGACAATCAAAGAGGACGGAAGCACCCAAGCCACCTTCTGGTTCGAGGCTGGGGCGGGGGCAGAGGCTAGGGCAGAAATGGAACGCCCTTGGTCGGAAATGAAAAGCGACCCAGAAAGCCCCATTCGATATGTCCGAGCCGCCCTAGAGAACCGAGAAACCTTCCTAGGATTGCTTAAAAGAGCCGTTCCAGTTCGGGTGATACAAAGGGGCGGGCAGACTTTACTCATATCAGAAAACGCAACCTCGGAGCAAAGAAGGGCAATCCTTAAACACCTATGAGCATCTCACTAGA